TTTTGCCGGTCGTGTGATTGAGAGATGCGTCCTGATGCTGGCGATAAATGTAGCTCTCCGCTGGACCGCCGCCGCCGAGGACGATCACGCCCCGTGCGTCGTCGCGTTCGGTTCCCAGGGAGTCTCGCATCGTCCCTTGATCGACCGGACATTGCCTCTTCATCTCGGATAGGACCTCGCCGTCCGCCCATTCTTCCAGCCCGTCCAACGCCGCCTCTTTCGCCCGCGCGATGACGGCTCCGGCGGCCCATTGGGTGATTTTCATGTATAGATCACCACTGAGTAGGCGTTGCCCCTGTCGTCCACCGACATATCGACCCGGAGGAGAGGAGGGGCCTCGCCCGCAAAAGTCACCTGGTCGGTATCGTTCACCGTAACCGATCCGTCGAGATAGATCTGGCAATGAGAGACGGCTTCGGCCCCGTTCTTATCCCGGATGTTAACGACCTCCCTCTCGACGTAGCACGAATAAGCCGTCGGAGTCCCGTAAGTCGGGCCATATAGCCCGCTGCTGGATACGGTGGCGATAGATACCGATTGATTCATCTCGGCTCGGAAGTCGGTAACGAGGCTCATCTAATCGTCCTCTTGCTCTCTGGCGGTGGTCGTATCTGTTGGTCGGAAGAGTGCAGGGAACGCCGTGGTGTCGGTTACGGCGGCCATCGTCCAGGCGGATGACCAGGTGCAAGACCATGCGTCCTGTTTGATCTCTTCCTGAAGATCGGCGATAAGCTGGAGCATAGCGGCATGGCGTTGGGATCGCTTGGTGCTCATCTTCCCGATCGTCTTGTCGAACTCCCTCGCCAGCTTTGCCGCGCACCACCGGGCCGCTACCAGGGATGCCTTGAGAACCGTCTCTCCCTCGACGTAAGCCTGAGCGATCTCGGCGTCGGTGAGGAGGGGGTCGTTGGAGTCGGTGTCGCCGATCCTCGCCCGGATCTGGTCTCTCGTCGTCGTAAAGTCTGGGTTGTAGGTGAACGTCATTATACCAGCTCCGCCTGCCTATTCTGGATGAGATCCCGCGCCGTCCCGTAGTCCATCCCGATCTCCACCGTATCGACGACATCCCCGGCGGCATAGTCCTCGCCTAGATGAGAAATTGACGTCAGAAGGAGCAGGAGAGGCATGGGATCAGCCCTCCTCTGCGATCGGGGGCTCGTATCGGAGATCTTCGGTCACTCCCCACCCTCGATTATCCCATCGAGTTCGGCCAACGCGATCTCGATGTTCGCGAGATCTCGTTTGATCAGGCCGACTTGCTGCTTTTCTCGCTGAGCCTCGGCGATTTTGAGTGCCACCTGGAGCCTGTATTGAGTGACCTCGTACTCGTCCCGCATCTGGCGTGCTATGGCCGCCTTCCCCGCGTCATCGATCATGACGAGACCACCGCATTGATGTCGGCAATCATGGCCGCGATGTCGTCCAGATCGGATCGGAGCGCGTTGAGCCTGTCCATGTCTTGCTGGATTTGGGCGTTCATCTGAGTCCGTTGTTCTCGGAGTTGGTCCAAGTCCAGAGAAGCTTCCAGAACCGACTTCTCCCCGGTGTCCTGGTCGTACTCGTCATACGTGATCGTCACGTCGATGCCGGTTCTGGCGACCGAGACTATAGCCTCAGCCGCTTTCTTTCGTGTATATTCTTTGAAGTCCATTTTATCTCCCTCATGGTCACGGTGTGGTGGTGATCAGTCCTAAGTTGGTCAACGCTGTTATCAGGTTCGCCAAATCGGACGCTGTATCGCCGCTCAGGTACACGCTCGGCTTGTTGATCGGCTCGGTCCCGTAGAACCCGAGCTGAGCCGTTGCGCCGTTGGCTACGTTCGTCCCCTTTATTATTCCGCCAATGTTGACGTAATTGTTTGTTGTGGCGAGCGGTGGGTCGATATCGTACCCGATAATGATGTTGTAGTTGCCGGTGGTGATCAGGTTCCCGGCCTGGTATCCCAACGCGATGTTCCCGATGCCTTCGGTTACGGCGTAGAGCGCGTAGTACCCGATCGCGGTGTTGGAGGCGCCCGTGGTGTTCGATCTGAGCGCGGAGGACCCGATCGCGGTGTTGTAGTTGCCCGTGGTGTTCGAGTAGAGCGCGTAGGACCCGATCGCGGTGTTGTAGTAGCCCGTGGTGTTCGCATTGAGCGCGTTGATCCCGATCGCGGTGTTGTAGTATCCCGTGGTGTTCGATCTGAGCGCGTCGCGCCCGATCGCGGTGTTGGATAGCCCTGATCCCCCTGATCGAATCTCCGCTCCGATGCTGCCATCTGCGTTCAGCAACCTGGCCACAGGGAGCGTATACGCCACAATCGCCTTGACCGAAACATCGTCGAGCGTACCGTCATAGTCAGTTGACGGAGTGACCGAAAACGACAACACCCCGGTCGCGCCTGCTAATCGTAACCGATTTCACAGATTGCCAGTAGGCCCAATCGACGGATACCGCACCTATCGCGATCGTCAAAGATCCTGCAGTGGCTGCTGACTGAGCGAATGATATCACGTAGACGGTCCCGGACACAACGGATATGTCTTGTGACAGAGCCTCTACCGCGCCTGCGGTATGGACGACGTTGTTCGCGCCGTAGGCCCAATTCGCGCCCAGGGTCCAGCCGGCGACACCACCTGTGAACCCGCCGTTGGTGACGAGTTCTGAGCCTAGCGTCGCCACGTCTCGCAACGATTTGATGTCCTGAGTAGCGACCGTCGCGGCTGGTGGAGCAACTCCGATACCGAGTCTAGGAGTTCTCATAGGCGCTCTGTCGATCATTCCGCCACCTCGATGTACTGGACGAATCCAGTGACGGCGACCGCCGCCGATAGATTCACAATGAACGCTTCATTTGTGCCACAGATCAGAGGAGCATCACCGAAATCGAGATCGTAAGTGTCGGCCACCATCGCACCGGATTTCGTCGTAGCTGCCGATTTCAGGATTATATCTACCTCTGAAACTCTGGCCGCAGTCATGACGAGCCTGTATATGGCCAGATGTTTGCCAGCGCCTGGGGCTGCTATCACCGTATTGTCTCCAGACGCTGAAACCGTCAGAGCAGCCGTGGTCGTGACGCGAGCGCCCAGTACGATCTCGGCCTTCAGCTCGTCGATTCCAGCTTCGATGTTGTCTAGGACGCCTTTCGCCGTGTCTTGTTTTGCCGAAGTCGCCGCGCCGGATGGGAGAGGCAGACTCGCCGCTGATACGGCTATCGTTCCCATGTCCGAAGCCGGGATGATCGACATGGAATTTGCGGCGGTCTTCTGGCCGATGCCGGGCAGGGCGTCGGCGATGGCCTTGACTCGGGCGAGGAGGGTATTGTCCGTCGGGGTGGCCTGGACCTCGCCGACCAGGCCGTTCAATGTCCCCAAGAGTGCTCTCACCGATAGCGGATTACGAGCGTTTACCATCTCTTCTCACCTCAAGCTGTCTTCATGAATACCAGAATATAGTTGATCTGGCCCGCCGTTCTCCCCCCGCTGGCAGCGGCATAGAGGTAAACGTCCCCTCCAGAAGCCACGATACTGTTGGCCCCCTCCACCGGCCATGCTATCAGAGCGTTGTTCTTATTGTTCTCATAGACGGTATCTTCTAGGGTTATGGTTACATCGTCGGCCATCTTGGTCTCAGCTGAAGCCGCGCTGGAAAGGCTGATCACTGCGGAATCCGTCCCGTTGGCAACCTCGTTGACAGAATATATCGCAAAGAGAAGCTGACCCTTTGCCGCCATCGAATCGATGATCTTGGTATCGACTGCATCGGCAGATCCACCGAAATCAAAAGTCCCGGTCTCGATGAAGATAGAACTTTTATCGTCGTCAGTAGCAAGCGCCAAAGTCCCCGCACTGAGAACTCCGGCCGTTGCCAGAAGGCCTGCGCCTGCTATGCCAGCCACCAGATCAGCGATCGCCTCTTCTTTTGTGGCCCCGTCGTCGGCATCGTTGAAAATGAACGTGTCGGCGGCGACGTTGACCGTTCCGGTGTCAAGCTCCTCGATATCGAGGACCCCATCGGCGTTGATCCCTGTGACCGCCTGAGCCGTCTTCATCCGGCTGACTATACTGTGAGGATTGTTTCCCATAATTTCATCCTCCTAAAAAGAGTATCCAGACCACCATCAGGTGATCTGAATCTCGACGAATCCCTCTGCGTCGTAACACTGGAACGGGTTGATCCACTCCCGGACTTCGGTCCAGTAATTGTCGCCCTTCTCCCTGGGGTAATCGTTGTCTACCATCATTTCAGTGGAGACGGTGAACTCCGCTACCTCGGCATCCTTCGCCACGATGTAGACGTACCCGGTCGGTATGTAGGAAGAAGTCCGGAGGAAGTCGTTTACGCTTCCGGCCCCGAAGAGGTCGAGGATCTGATCGGCGTAAGAGTTGCGGAGGTCGTCAAGCTGGCGGATGTACTTGAGGTCGGCCCGCCTCCCCACCAGGAACATGGGGGAATTGGCGTAGTCGTCGCCGATACGGGACAGGGCTTCCAGAACGTCCTTCTGGATGTCGATATCAGAGTCGGTTCCGGCCCATGCTCCCACGTTGTTCACGTCGGCCCCCGATGCACCGGACGCCGTGATCTTTCCGTTGGGGTTTGCCCTCGCCTGGGTGACCATACCGGACAGGTTGATGGTGGAGTCACCGTTCACCCAGATATAGTCTTCCAGCCGCCCGATGTTCCGATAGCACCAGTCCACCTTCGCGTTCTTTACGCTGGGGTCCTGCATCATCTCCCGGCCGTTCACGTAGAACCCGAGAGAGATCTGGTACTGCTTGAAGTCCTCTTCTCCTGCCTTGATGTCGGTCGTTTCGGGAGCCGCGCCCTTTGCCGTGATCTTGGCGGCGATGGTGCTGTTCCCTCCAGACCCAACTACGGTCGTCACGGTGTCGGTATCGACCGTTGCGGGGAGCCCCCGGTACATGGTCAGGTTCCGGGCGAGCCTCTTGTCTCGCTCGACGGATGCCGTCTTGACAAGCCGCTTCTCCCAGATCTGGCGAGCTTCCTCGGGGGAATAAGATCCGTAATTCATAGCCATTTGTACCACCTCAAAGTATCCTCACCAGAAGTTGTCTGACCGCGTGCACGTAGTCGGTAGATCCACCGCCAGTGATCGCCACCGTCGCGGGAATCGCAAGAGTGACGGTTGTGGCGTCAGGTAGTCCCGCGACCCGGTTGAGCTGAGCGTTGCCGTCGGCATCTCTCAGAATGATATAGTCGCCGACATTCAAGCCGATAGTGGCATGGGTGAGCCCGGCGATCTCCGTGTCACCGACCGCAACGGTCGTGAAAGTCTGGGTGTACGTCCCAGCGGCGGTGAGGGTGAGATCCTCCATAGCCTGAGCAACGGAAGAGGCGGCGACCTTCGTCTCGCCCGCGTTGCTTCCGGATTCCGCCAGCACACCGAGCGCAAGAGCCTGGGTTCCGGAGGAGACGTCCACCACGTCCAGATAATCACCGGCGACAATGCTGGTGTCGTCGATCGTCGTCACCAGAGCGTAAACGAGCCCGGACGTGATAATCGGCATCGGTTCGTACTGCTCATAAAACCCATCGTAGAGGTGAGCGTTGTTGTCTTCGGCGGCGAATCCAAGGCCGTCCTCAGTATCTTCCAGGGGGGCGCCCTGCGCGGTTCCAGACGCGACGCGGGCGACATAGGCCCCGTAGGCGGTCCGAGCGGCGCAAATCTGAGTCATCGCCGGGCCGGACATGCCGGTTCGTACCGGCTTCAATGCTTTGATTGCCATTTCTTCACTCTCCGTAAACGGCCCTCATCTCGGCCTGGTGGTCTCTCTTCGGAGCGCCCTCTGTGACCGGGGAGCCCTTGAGCTTCTGTTCCTCAGTCGGTATAGCCAGCTTGGAAGCGTTCTCCCTCACCCATCCGATCGGGTCCTTCAGAAGGGCCTCGTATAGCGTGGCGGCTTCGGCGCGATGGCCGGGCTTGAGGCTTTCGGTGAACGCCAGCAGGTCCCTCGCCTTCTCACGGGCCTCCAGCTCCTTGATCTTCCCCTCATATTTCTCGGTCAGTTCGGCCTTCGCCGCCTCGACGGCTTCGGCGATCAGAGGCTTTACGGCCTCAGTTATGCCCGGCTCATGGCCGGGGGTTGGGTCACCTGTCATTTTATTGTCCCCTTTGTTTGTGGCTCGATGAGCCGGTGACTGTGATCTTTCGACGTGAAATCCCGCCCCATCATCGGGCGTAACGACACCATTTCGCACCATTGAATACTCATAGAAGACGTAAGGACCCCGCTCAATAGCTTCGTACCTAGTCCCGTTGTACTCGCCGGGCTCGTATTCCATATAACAAGAATAAGCCAGAGAACCGTGAGAGGGCTTCTTCGATCGGAGCTTCTCGAGCTCTCGCTGAGTGAGATCGATCTTATAAAATTCGGTCGTCGCCTTGACTCTCTTCTTCGGAGCCTCGGCCTTCGGGTCCCGGATCTGGCCGATCCGCCTGGCGTCCGGGTCGATCGGTTCGTGGTTCGGGACGACCGCCAGCCCTTCAAACCATTTTGCATATTCGGCGAACTCGTCGTAAAGCCGGAGGGCCGGGAACCCGTGCCCCTCGAAAACACCCTCCACCATCGGGACCGTCGGGACGAATATCGATTCGTCGGTCTCTTTGATCCCCTTCGCTTCGAAGATGACCTCGGCCCGAGAAGATACCGCCTCTGTGGTCCTCGTTGCTTGTTTCATCTTTACCCTCTCAGTTATGATCTTTCGATAGCCCTCAGTACAACGACATAAAACATGTACTTTAGTTGTTACTGACCCGGTGGACGGATAAACACCGTCCGGAAGCGATCGCCCTTCTCCCTCCAGAGGAGCGCACCTGTCGCATAGCCGCTCGTCGTCGGTGACTATCCGGAAGCCCTCCCATTCTCGGGGGCTCATTATGCCCCTATCCACCGCGTCCTTCGTGCTGAAGTATTGGCCTCTCGTCGCGGCCTCAGACGCCTCGTTGACGGCGATCGTCCGGGCCCGTTGTTTCAGAAGCTTTTCCGAATACCGAGCCGCCTTCTGATTGATCTCAGCCGGCGATAGACCTTTTCTCTGAAGCGCTTTAGCATAATTATCGACCGCTCCCATTCGTCTTTCATCCAGACCTACCAGGCCCTTGATGTACTTCGCCTGCTCTCGGGGGGTGTATCCCCTGAAATAACCACGGTAAATGACCTCTCGCAACGCCTTCTTTGTCGGCTCATCGACTTGGGCGACGAGTTCCGCACCATGCTTTTCGATCCAATCAAGGGCGAGCGGGTTCTTCAGATCAAATGCAATCTTCACCCCGACGAGTTCTCCCAGATTCTCGGAGTTGGCCAGTGCCGCCGCGCCTAGAGCCGCGCCGATGGCGGCTTCTGGGGCATAGTCGGACCACTGGATGAGGTTGGCCGCCTGAGCGAAGTCGCCGCCTTCGAGGAGCCTCTGGAACTCCTCCCAGTCCGTAGCCGAGAGAGTAGACTTAACCCATCCCAGGAAGTCGGCTTCGATCACCGGGATCTGGTCATCTAGGACGCGGCGGATGTCTTTCACTCTATCCCCCCCCCGGCTCCGGGGCGATCGACGACATGAACGGCGCGAAAGTGTACTGAAGATGAATTTCGAATTTTGTGGTCATTCTTCAGGCCCCGGTAAATCTGAGGATTGCCCGCCCTTGCGGGCCTTGATCTCTGCGTAGAGAAGGTCTCTCTCGGCGATCTCTTCGCCATCCGGACCTTCAACAACTCCAAGCGGAGCATAGCCCCGCTTCTCTCTCGCCTCGTTTATCGTGATTATCCCCGCTATCAGGTCGTCGCGTGCGGCTTTCGCTTCGGCCTCCTGATCGTCAGGAGTCCAATCCCACCACGCCAGCTCACAGGTGAGCTCGAAGCCGTTCAACTCCAGCCAGAGGTTCCAGAGGGCTTCGAAGGGCCGACCCCACAGTTCCCGCTCGGAAGCGATCCGGGCGTCCAAGAGGGCTTTCGCGGGCGAGGCTGAGATGGAGATGGCCTGAGATAGTTGTTCTGTGATATCTTTACCGAAGAAGAAATTGAGGATCTCAACCTTGAGATATTGGTCCGCTTCCCAGGGGTCGAGAGGTATCGGGATGTTCGGATACTGGAGCCGCAGTCCGGCTGGCGAGACTTTCGCAGAATCAAAACCCTGATTTACAACCAAATCTTCAGCGTAATCTCTCAGATCTGAAATATTGACCTCGACCCCGGCACCGGTCAGAGCCACCAGATCCTTCGCATCGAGTTGCGCGATCTCGTTCGGGACACCGACCCGGCCTTCAGTCAACATCGCTATCCGGCGCACCTCTTTCCAGGCTTCGATGGTCGGTGTTACGGCTCGCATCATCGAGGTATCGTCAGGTATCGAAGCGTCCTCCAGGTAGAGGACGTTTTCCGGCCCGATCTCTTCGTATCGGCCCATCCCATGCC